TCAGATGCCATGCATATCGGGCTCGGGATGCCCGATCAGATCAAGTTGGCCCGCTGCATCCGCCTCGGCGTTCTGGTCCCTGATCTTCTCGCGGATGCGCTTGAGCAGTTTGCCCATCCCGCGCGGCGTCATTCCATAGCGGCGCGCCAGGTCGTCTTTGTTGCGGCCGTCGAACTGGTCGTAAATCTCCAGCTCCTTGAGCGTCAGCTTGTACTGCGCGTCCTTTGGGAATGTGACCACCTGGCCCGCCCAGTAGGTACTCAGGTAGTCCACGGCCGACGAGCCGATGACCGAGGCGGCATCCGGGGGCGTCCCCATTTCCTCCAACTGGCGGGCGATCACAGCCTGCAGCTCTTCCAGCATTTCATGGCGCTTGAGCGCCATGCGTGTGACTTCAGCGCTCACTGTGCGTCCCCCTGGGGCTTCAAAACGGCCACTGTGGCCGATATGGGCCGATCCAGCACGCCCATGAGGCATTCCCAGGCCCACCAGTGCATGTCGAAGCCCTGGCCCCTGTTCAGGTACAGATCGGACTCTTGTACCAGCTCAATCTGCCGCGCCGACAAGGGCGCCGAACGGTGCGCCGCGATCACTTCCTCGCGCAGCGCCGCCACAGCGGCGGGCAACCGGCGCATGGCCCATTTCTTGAGCGTCTCAATGAGGGTATCGACCACACGGCCTTGCGCCCAACGCAGATCATCCACCTTGGCAATCCGCTTGACGTAGGCTGCAAGGGCCTTCTCGGAGGGGTCGCGCACCTCGCCCAGCATGTGAAGGAACAGCCAGAGCGCGCGCACCTTGCTGGCGTCCGGGTTGATCGTTTGGGGCCGGTCCCCGGCCTTTGGACGCACCTTGAAGCCCTTGCTTTTCATGTGCGCCAAAACCAGCTCCATGTTTGGAACGGTCATCGCCGCCAGCGATTCGGACTTTCCAACGATGCGCAGGATGTCGCGATAGGCAAGATCGTCCAGGCCAGACTTCTGGCCCAGCTCGCGCCGCGCCACATGGATCAGCTTGATCAGTGCGGCACGGCGTGCATTTGCGGGGGCTTTGGCGGTGGTCATCGAACGGGGCTCCAGGTGGCTCACCACAGCCCCCAGGGCGGGGGCTGCAGAAAACCGGCTGGGATCAGTTCAGCGCATCCTTGAAGCCCTTGCCGGGCGTGAACTTAGGCGCCTTGCGGGCCTTGATCTTGATGACCTCGCCCGTCTTGGGGTTGCGGCCGGTGCGCGCGGCGCGCTTGGTCACCGACCAGCTACCGAAGCCCACCAGGGTCACCGTGCCGCCCTTCTTGAGGGCGCTTTGCACGGAGGTGGTGAAGGACTCCAGCGCGCGCTCGGCAGCTGCCTTGGAAATATCGGCATCGGATGCCATGCGTTCGATCAGGTCAGACTTATTCATTGGTCACTTTCATGGTTTGAGGAACCCCGGTGAGACGGCACCGGGAACCGGGTCGGGCAGCGCTTGGAGGAAGGCCCCCGACCTGCGGTAGTTGATGGATGGCTCGGGCACACACCGCAAATCCCACCGGCCTGACGCGCCCCACGGCGGCCGGTGCGCGTGGCACTGCGCTATCCCGGTGCAACTTCTTTCTTGGCGGCGTGGATCGTGATGTCGCGGCACTCGCCACCATCAATGCGTACGTCGCCGATGGGCTCGTGCCCTTGGCGCCGGATCAGCTCCAACGTCAGGCCCACAAACGTGCCGGTGAGAAGGCACAGGGCGGTCTGTGCGTCTTCTTCTACTAGGCGCAGGAGGGCGTTCTCGAAGTTCTCGACGGCATTCATCAAATGTCCCCTTTCGCCTGCGCCACACGGGCTAACCCCAATGCCAGCGCATCCATTTCCTTGCCAGTGAGCAGCCCGCCCACCGGGTGCACGCTCAGGTACTCGCGCAGGGCACCGGCTGCCTCGCCATCGGCATCAGCGCGCGATGCATGGTTCGTGAGCAGACCCGCCGCTGTGCGCAGCAGGGAACGCAGTTGCATTTCACTGCCCGCACCCCCGCCATCAGCCACATGCAACAGCCATTCGGCACACCGCTTGGCTTCGCGGGCGTCTTCGAGCGCGTCCAGCGGGCGGGGAAAGCCAAACGCGGCCACCCGTGCCACCACGTTGTTGGCAGCGTGGTGCCAGCTGCGCATCTGCTCGCCGCGCAGCTTGTTCCATGCTGGGGATTCAATGCCCGTGACACGGTACAGCTCCTTGGCAAATGCGGTGTACGCGCATTCGCCCAGATGCCCCATGGTTTCCGGCGCAGTCATTTCACCCTCCATACGCGAATTCCATCCTCCACCTTGCGGGCAGACACCACCTTGTTGGTTGCGTCTTTGAAAGCCTTCCTCGCCGTGCTGACGGCGGACAGAGCAGCGGCAGGCAACAAGAAAGAGTCCCCCACATTCATACGACTGAACAGTGAGTTCCAGTCGATCGCACGCGAGCCGCCGCGTCCAGGAATTGGCACACCCTTGTCGATGCGGACAGTGTTGGTGTCGATCCAGAACCGCGACGTGCTCTTCGCTGAAGATGTGTCGGCCGTAGCTGGCGCTGGAGAGGCGGGAGTCGTGCGGCGGGATGCAAGCCCCTCGGCCGAGGCCTCGCCCTTGCGCTCCAACCAGCCGTGAATCCCGCCTGCGAGGGGGGCCTTGGATTCGACCGGGCGCCCCTTGCCCAAGCGGTACACCAGCTCGCCGCTTTCCAGGTCTTCAACGCGCACCAACATGCCAGAGGCCACAGCCTTTGCCATCAGCGTATGCACGCTGCGGCGGTCGCAATCGCACTTTGACGCCACCTGATCCGCATCCAACTGCGCGCCAGTGTTGGCGCGTAAAAACTCGATCACCTTGAAGGGCGCCGATCCCGCGATAGGGGTGTACGTGGCCGTCGCACTCATACCGCCACCATGTCCAGGGCGATGGGCGCATAGCGGTCCGTGCCACCCACGCGCTCGTAGAGCCGCACATACTGTTTGGTGCCGATCACCTGCACCGATTCGCCAATGGCTTTCATGGCCTCCTGCCAGCGCTGGTCGGCGATCTCCAGGCGACGCAAGCCCAGAATGCGGCCCACGTTGAGATTGCCCTCCTTGTCGGTCTGGAATGCCTGCTGCACCAACACCATGATCTCGGGGCGGCTTCCCTTGGCCCACTCGTTGATGCACTCATCAATCAGAGTCTTGGCCGCCTGCAGGCGCTCGTCGAAAGTGACGTTTTCAGCCGTTGCGATCTGCAGCTTGAAGGCGCCGTCGTAGGTGGACAGCGTTACATTGCCTTTCAGGCCGCCTCGCTTCACGCCGTACTGCTCGGCGCTGAGTTCAACGAACGCAGCCACATCACCAAACATCTTGGACTTCCCTGCGACAAGGCGAGCATTCAGGTCCTTTGCGACTTTCGCCAGCTCGCGCACCAGGCGGTCGCGTTCCTGGTCAATCGGTTTGACCAGCTCCAGGGGGACAAGATGGCCCTGCGCATTGCGCATGTAGCCTTCTGGGACGGGGGATTGATCCATGGGGATGCTCCTTTCAATGAACAGGGGTGCCCGGGGGGGCGGGTTGGGGGGCGAGGGAGGCTTTGAGCAACTCGCCCGCATATGCAGCCATTCCCGTGGCGACATAGCCGACAAGATGGGGGGCCATCAAAGAAACGGCGTAGCGGTGAGCCAAGCACAGCGCTTCCAAAACGACAAAGGGCGGGTGCTCCCCCTCGATGGACGCGACGATGCGTTTCGACAGCTCAGTGGAACGACGGCGAAACTCCGCGCGCTGCTCGTCGGTGGGCTGTGGCACGGTTGGTTTGTTGGGCATGAGATAGCTCCTATCAGCACCGAAAGCCACGGCTCTCGATGCGGGTGTGGTTGAGGGCACCGGCCCGAGCGGGCGCGGCAGGGTTGGCGGTCCAGACCGGCGCACGCATGCGGTCGTACTGGGCCGAGGGCACCGCATTGGCGGGCCGGGGTGGCATGGGCTTGCGGCCCGGCGGGCGGCCTCGGCGGATCTCGCTCATGGCTGCGGCCCTCCTTTTTTGCCCAGCAGCTCGGCCACCTTGGCGCGCTGCTCGGCAGACATGGGGCTGGCCTTGCGGTTGCGCTCTTCGATCTCGGCCAACGCCGGGTCTTTGCCGCTAAAAGCAACCTCCAGGGCCGTGCCGATCTCGAACGTTTGGCCGCGCACCTGCACCGTGTCGCGCTTCGGGGCTACCCGACGCTCCAGCTCGCGCTGCGACTCCTGCGCGCTCTCGGCCTGGTCGGCCTTGCGCGTCAGCACCTGGTACAGGTAGCCATTGCCCTGCAGCGGCAACTGCAGCGTGCCTTTCTCAACGGCCTGGAACACGGCGTCAAAGCCGCCGCGCCAGTCGTCAATCGAGACAGCCCAGGCCCGGCCATGGCGCTCGATCACGCTGCGCTGCATATCGGTCACCAGCTCCGTCAGCAGCTCCTGCAGGCGCGACATGCGCAGCCGCTGTTTGGGCGGCTTGTGCAGGCGGATGTAGCGCATCAACTGGGCCCCAAGGGGCAGGGATAGCTTCAGCGTGTCATGAATCAGGCGGCGCGCCGTGTCGTCGTCGATCATGCGCAGGATCAGCGCATCCAGGCTCTCTTCGGCCCCGCAGGACGGGCAAACGTTGTTCCACTCGCCCGCCATCACAAAAGCCCCCCGCGCTGGGTGGCAGCAGGCGCCGTAGCCGGGCGCGCAGCGCGCTCCATTTCCGAGCGAAAGCCCAGGCACATCGTCTGCCCCAGCTCCATGCCTGCCAGATGCGCGCGATCAAGCTGCACCTCGGCCACATCGCGCTTGGACACGACCCACACCAGGGTGAACAGGGTTGCCACAAGGGCAACAGCGAGCCAGCCCACCAGCCAGGTCATCGGGTGAACGCGGCGCTTCATGCGGCCTCCCTGTGAGGCACAACCGCACGGTGAAGGTCACCTGGCAGGCCCAGCCCCGCCAGAATGGCGGCGCCGTCCGACGGGAAGATGCCGTGGAACTCGTGCACGGTTCCGTCCGAGAAACGGACTTCAACAAGGTATCGGCGCATGCTCAGTCTCCCCGCACCGCAGCCGCAATAAGAGCCGAGTTCACCTTGGGCGCGCCGATCTTCACGGCTTCATTCATCGCCCTGGTCACCAGGTTGTTGATGGCCAAGGGGTAGCACAGCGATTGCTCCCGCGCCTGCCGCTGCCCGCGCACCGTCTCAGACACCGCCTGCCGCAGCGTCGCCCGAATGGCGTCCACTGCATCCGGCGCAAAGATGGCGTCAAACTGCAGGCCCGCCCGGTCAAACTTGTGGCGCAGGTAGCCCTCGACATGGTTGTCCAGGGGCGGCAGCTTCACCAGCTCGCAGCGCTGCACCACCTCGCGCACCTCGGGGTTGTGCTCGCTGAGCTTCTTCTCCAGCTCGGTCTGGCCGATCAGGATGATGGACAACAGCTTCTTGAATCCATCCTGCAGCTCGTAAAACCGCTTCAGGTGCTTGAGGGTGGGGATGGCCAGGGCGTGAGCTTCCTCAATGATCAGCACATGCCGCTGGCCCACCTGCGCGCTCGCCTTGAGGATGTTGTGCATCTGCGCTGCACGGTCCTGCAGCGCCATGCGCAAAGAGGTGCCGGGCGCAACGGTACGAATCACCGCCCCGGTAATGTCAGCCGCCATCAGCGCTTTGCCCCTGCGGTGGCTGTCCTCCATGCCGATCACATAGGGCTCAATCACCGTCACGCGCTCGCCGGTGGTGTTGATCCAGTCGATCATGTCCTGGCGCAGGGTGGACTTGCCACCGCCCGACTCGGCCACCACCGCCAGCATCCCGCCGTGGCGCGCCGTGTGGCGCATGGCCGCACGCACATAGCGGATGTCGTCCGTGATGAAAACGTCCGCGTCTTCGTTCAGTTCATTGATGAAGGGATCGCGCGGCACCTTGAAGTGCTGGCGGGCAGCAGATGACAGCGAGTGATGTCGTAGTAGCATGAAAGGGTCCTCTCCTTGGGTCGAGCCGGGTTGGGGGCCGGAGTTATTGGCTTTCGCCATCGCCTGCAGCTCTGCGTTGGCGCGCAGGGCTGCAGGTGCTTCGTCAAAGGTCCGTGCCAGCCGCTCGGCTGACAGGCCCTTCGCACTCAGATAAGCGGTGATCCGCTCTTTAAGCAGTGCCTTGCTCAGGCCGCGCGTGGTCGGCCAGAGGTCGTACTTGATCATTTGGGTCACAGCCGCAGGCGACACGCCTACGTGGCGTGCAAGCTGCGACTGGTTAGAACCCACGGCGGTAAGGTCATCGCGCAAATTCAGCATCAGGGCCCTCACACAACGCGCAGGCCACCAGCGGCCCGGATAGGTTCATCGGCGACCGCAGGGGCTTGGTACTGCGCTATCAGCGCCGCCACCTGATCCTCTGGCACACCGTCGCCGTAGCGCTTCACGAAGAAGGCGTTTTCTTCGGCCGACAGGTTGCGGCCGATGGCGCCGACGATGCGCAGCATCGCCGTCACGGCGTCGAGCAGCTCGGGCCCTGCGGGCGCCGCGTGCGCGGGCGTGTCGATGGCAGAGCCCTGGCGCGGCAGGTAGGCGGGCAACTGCACGTCCTGCAGGTAGGCGTGGGCGTTAAGGCCGTGGAACGGCGCCACGCGCTTGGCACGCGCAGCCTTCACTTCGTCGGCCGTCATGCCAGGGTAAGCCGCCTCGTCCATCGCCGTGGCGGCATGCTCCGCGTCAGTCTTTGCTGCGCGCTTGAACTCGGCCCCAATCTCAGCAGCATCCGCCTGCTGTCCGAACTCGTCGAAGTTCACCTCAGGCTCGCAGCGGTAAATCAGAGGGTCACCGTTGTAGCGCTCCACCTGCACCTGCACTGCGCACTCGCCGTAGATCAGCCCGCGTACCTTGACGGTGTCGCCCACGTTGATTCCATCGAAGCCGCGCAAGCTATAGGTCAGAGTGCGCCCCGCTGACGGATGGCGGAACGTGATCGACTGGTTCGGTTTGACCTGCCGCTCTTCCTCCTTCGACCGCATGAACGCCTGGCACACCTCCACCGGAGGCAGCACGCGCAATTGCTCGGCAGTGATGAGCTGCCAAAGGTCATAACGCGCCACAGGCTGCTGCAGGCCTGGGCGGCGCAGCCGCGTATCCTGGCCCGGAATCAGGTTGGCGCTGTAGGCGTTGGCCCAGGCGAACGCCGCAGCGTTGAGCTGGTCCACATCCTCCACCGGCTGGAACCGCAGGCGGGACTCGAACTGCGTTTCGACGATGTTGTTGCCGTTTTCCACGCCACCCTTGGCACGGCTGTTGCCTGCCTCATGGGTGATGTGCGTGACGCCCAAGGCGTCCAGCAGAGAGCGCACGGCCGACGATGTGTTGGCGCTGCCCTTGTCCCACAGCAGATGGCGCGGCACACCGTGAAACGGGCGGCCCTCCTGCAAGCCCCACGCGAACATCAGAAAGCGAAACAGGTTGTGCTGGTCTTCACCCGCCGCCTCCGTGTACCAGGGGATCACAGTGGCGCTCGCCTTGTCGTAGCAGACATACCGGTAGACCTTGAACTTGACCTGCGCAAGCCGGTCCAGCTTGTTCTTGTAGAACTCGTCGTCTCGGATGATGTACTGCCGCCCCTTCAGGTAGTAAACCAGGCACAGGGATGGGTCGATCTGGTGCGTGTGGTTCGGGTACGGAGCCCGCAGCGCCTGCACCGGGTCTGCCACGCGCTGGGCGGCCACGTTAAGCTTGCGGTCACGCATCAGCTTGTTGAGCTGCCCATTGCTCACGCCAAAGCTGTGCCCGTTCTGCTCCAGAATGCCCCGCGCCGTGGTGGTGAAAAGCGTCTGCTTGCCATTGGCGCGGATCGCCTCGCGCTGTGCCGCGCCCAGGGTCACCAGGGCCTCGGCCGACACGCTGGTGCTGCCCTTGTCGCTGCGCGCCTTGCGGCCAGACGACCAGCCCGCCACCGCCTTCAGGTGCCGGTATACCGTTTGCACCGACAGCCCCAGGAACTCGCCCGCCTCCCGCACCATGGCCGTGCCCGAGCCATGCCCGGCATCATCCAGGCGCCGGGCAAGCTGGCGCACATAGTCGCAGGCTTCAGGGGAAAGTGCGGCCATATCTGCGCTCACCTCATGCGGCTGCATCTGCGGCCTCGGGGGTCTGCATCAGGTACTGGCGCGCCTCGGCGAGGTCGTCTCCAAACCGCTCCGCGAAAGCATGCTGCGCCGCGCCCACCAACTCGGCCAGCCGGTTGATGGAGTCTTGAAGATGCAAGGCCACCAGGGCCACGCTGCGCGGCAGAGGCGCCGGGGCCTCGGGGTCATAGTCCGGCGCCTGCGTCACCTCGTCGGTCCACCACTGTTCCAGGGCAATCGTGGCCTCATGGTGGGCCGCAATGCCGTTCTCGATCAGCGCCTGCCGCTCCGCAATCTCGCCTTTGAATGGCAAGATGCGCTCGTCCAGAGGCGCCACCACCGGCCGCTTGCCCGCCAACTTCTTCTCTGCCTTGTCGGCGCGCTCTTCGGCTTTGGCCCGCTTCTCGGCCGCAAACTTCACATCCTGCTCAGCCTGGCGCAGCCGCTCGCGCAGTTGGCTGGCGCTCAGGCGGTCGATGTCGTCCATCTCCTGGAGGTTTTCGAGGACGTCATCGTCGTGGGTGACCAGTTCCAGGAAGGCGCTGGCGTTCTTCACTTGGCTGCTCAAAAGTTCCAATTTGGAACTTTTGGCCGTCTTTGTCGCGGCCTGCATGAAACGGAAGGCCGTTGTTTTGGCGAAGCCGAGCATCTCGACGCGCTGTGCAAACTCGCCATGAGGTGTCATTTCCTTGAGCAGCAGCAGACGCTTGCCGGTTTCAAGAATGGCCTCAACGGTGCGGCGCTGATAGAAGCGGATTTCATCTTCCAGCGTGCCCACTGTCAGGGCTCCCTCATAGCCAAGCTGCTGCGCAAGGGCCGCAGCGTTGGCCTCTACCACCGCCAATGCGTTGCGCGCACCAGCCTCCTGCGCCGCCATGTCGGCGGGCGTGGCGCCTACAAAATCCGGGCCGCGCTGCTCTGCCGGGGCCAATGTTCTGCGTCCTGCCATGTTGTGATTCCTCCTTCGGTTGTTGATCAAATGGCGCGCGTGTAGCGCTGGTCGATGTCGTCAACGCGCTGGCGCACGCGGCGCAGCTCGTCGTCATGTGCGCGGGCAAGCTGGATCAGCTTCGGCGTCAGGCGCCAGCACTCTTCGTTGCCCGGGATGCGCTCTGCAACCCCTTCGTCTGCCAGCAGTTCCAGGTCGCGCAGGGCCATGGGCGAGGCCACGCCAAGCGCTTCGGCCGCTTGCTTCAGGCGCAGGCCATCAAACGCATGGCCCTGCAGTACCCACAGCAGGCGCAGTGCGCGGCGGGCGGGTTGATGGTGTTGGGGGTTGCTCATGGCTGCAGATCCAGTTGGGGGTTCACGTGCTGGGCCACGTTCTGGCGGTGCCAGGCCACGTGCTCCATGTGGGTGGTCAATGCGGCCAGCGCGGCCGATGGGTCGCCGGGCTTGGCGTAGTACTCGGTGAGCAACTTGAGCGCGGTGGCAAAGTGCTCATGCAGCTCAACGATGTCGGCATGAGCGAGCTTCCGGCCAGTGGCAATCTGCACCAGCAGCCGCCCATTGCTCGCTGCCAGGTAGCGCGTCACAAAGTCGATGCCGCAGGCCAGTTCATAGGGCCGGATCAGGTTGGCAGGCATGCTGCCCTTCTGCAGATACTTGTAGAGCACCCAGTGGTCTGCCAGCCCCATGTCCTCGGCAATGCCCTCCACGCTCTTGTTCAGCCGTTCACGTGCGTGGTCCTTGCACAGCTCAAAAGCGTGCCGCAGGCTGCTGGGCTGCAGGGCCTTCCAATTGCGCCGCGTCATTGGATGTGCCCCCCTGCCAGGGCGCCCAAACAAAAAGCCGGATTGCCCGGCGCCCCAAGGGTTTGCGGGTCGTACAGTGCGGCCATCACAACTCACCCCCGATGGAGATATCCAATGAACCCAGTGGTTTATCAGTGCCTGAGCTGCAACTCAGAGGCAACAAGCAAGGTGCCAGTGCTGCCGCCGCACCAATGGGTGTGGAATCAGCGGCAGGTGCCCAGGATGCTGTGCCCTCAGTGCGGCTGTGCATGCTTTCCGAAGGATTGGTGGCCGATCGCGCTGCAGGTGTGTGAAGAACACCGACATCAGGGAATGAACATCCATGCACTTGCGCATTCGATGTGGTCTCAATGCCCCAATTCGCTGGAATGCAAAACGGTGGACACGTATGCAGGCAACTGTGAACAGGCTCAAGCCGTGATGCCCAAATGCCTGGCAGCGATCCACTCTCGCCTTGAACGTACAGAGCGTCGCCTTGCTGCGATGGCGCGCAATTGACCAGGTCGCCCACGCACACGCCTGGCACCTGCTGCACCGACCAATGCCAGCCCAAGAACATGACGCGCAGCGCCGCATCAACGCGGCGGGTCTCGGGCGCGCATCGGGCGCCATTAAGATGCACGCGGGACATACCGCTCATGCCGCCGCCAGTTGCATGCGAGGAGCCGGGCCGCGGGAGATCACTCCCGCCTTCAGGCCCAGGTCTACTGCAATGTTGTGGCTCTCGCCGCGCAAGCACTTGCGCTGCGGCGTGCCGTCGTCGTCGTTGACGATCATGCAAACCAGCGCGGCCGAATAGCCGCGCTGGCGGGCCCAGTCAGAGTACGACCAGCCGCGACTGGCGAACTCGTCGCGGACCTGCTTGCGGGTTTTTAGGGGCATGGTGGTGCGTCCTGTTTTGTTGTCACCAGTTGGCGCTGGTGATTGGTTGTTGAAACGTGTTGAATCGAATTATGGTACAGAAATCTGTGCCATTCAATAGATATGGAACAGAAAATTGGGATAGGCGAACGCATTCGCATGGAGCGCGAGCGGCTGGGCTTGTCTCAGCCAGCCTTTGCCGCCATAGGGGATTCGTCGAAGAACTCGCAGCTAGCGTGGGAGAAGGGGGTCGCCTACCCCAATGCAGCAGTGCTCTCGGCGTGGGCGGCGCTCGGGGTTGACGTGGCTTTCATCCTCACAGGAAAGGCCGCCGCCAACGCGTTGTCAGCGGAAGAAGAGACCCTTGTCGCTTACTTCCGACAAGCGTCGCCAGATGTTCGCCGTGCCGCTTTGGGCGCCCTCATCGGTGCACAACTTGCCGGGACGTCTGTTGGGAGCGTCAACGTCACCAGCAAAGGGCAGCGCGGTGGGGTCCAGGTCGGAGTGAATTCAGGCACCATCACGGGCACACGAAAGGCGACTAAATAAGGGGCTGAAAACCAGCCAATTACGGCGTCATTTCGGGGCGTCATCCCCGCACAATTGCCGCCTCACTTGAGGGGAGGCAAATGGGATTGCTGTTGCAGTTGGGGCAGAAGAAGCGGCCCCGCGTTGAGCCCGTCGTGTGGATGGACAGCACGGGCGGTGGGAGTATTCAGGTGGGGTGCAATAGCGGCAGCATCACTGTGTTGCAGTTGCCCGCAAGGTGCCACGATTGCCCGGTTTTGGCGTCTCATCGGGAACTGCGGCGTGTGCGCCGCGTTTTGATGGCCTTGCTGGCTGTCGCCATCGCGGCAGCCTCCTTTGCGGTCGGCGCCATGGGTGATTTCCGGGACGACGAACGTCCCCGGGGTGGCAAGCAGCTGACAGTCATGTCCAGTTAGTCACAGTGCGAACGCTGCGCGCGGCCGGAACACTGGCGTGGCCATCAGTGATGAAATATTGAAGCCGCCACGAACGGTGGCAGTTCTTGCTAGACCAATTTCAAGGGGGAAAAATGAAGCGCTGTGCAGTTTTTGCTTTCACATTTTGCGCATTGCTCACGGGCGCAAGCGCCCAAGAGCCACCAGTCGCGTTTAAGGGCGTAGCGCTGGGAGCCTCGGTGGAGGAATACAAGCAGGGTCTTCCAGACCACCGTTGCCGCCCTGATAGATGCGATTTCAGCCTAAGGCTGGAATGCGTTCCCAAGCCTGATTTCGAAGACTGCCTTAAGCGCAACTCTTTTGGTGGGGCGCGTGTCGAACTGGTGACGTCTACGTTCCGCGATGGAAAGCTCGCACACATGCTCTTAATCATGAGTTCGTTTGCTGCGACAGATGTGCAAGGCGCGCTGCGGGAGAAACTTGGCGATCCGACCCGCGTCTCCACCGAGCCGTTCAGGACCAGAGGCGGCGCGAGCGCTGACAACGTTGATCTGACCTGGGAGCGCGGGCCCTACGTGGTTCGCGCTCGCCAGCACAGCGGGAGGCTCGGGGAGGGGACCGTCGTGATAACAACTCAAGCTGAGCTAAAGGCCCAAGAAGGCGACAAAAAGGACCAAGCAAAGAAGGGCGCCGGGGATCTGTGAGCCCAGTACGTGTGCGGGTGACTGCAAACAATCGCTGACCACGCGCCCGCCGCGAAAGATCAAAGCGGCCAAATAAGGTCCTGGTTCCCAATACACAGCACTCACAGGCGGGAAAACTGACGGCTTTCATACCGTCGTTTCACCCACCTGGAGTAGCTGTGTAATGCGAGACATCATCCCCGCCTGGTTGCGCGCGCCGCGCACCACCACCTGGCTTGTGCTGGCCGCTCTCCTGCTGGTCGCCATCGCCATCGTCGCACCGCCCCAGTTGTCGGTGGTGCTCTACAAAGCCTCCCTCGTCGCCCTGGCCGCCGTGCTGGGCTACTGGCTCGACCGCGCTCTGTTCCCCTATGCCCGGCCCGACGGCTATCTGGTGCGCGACTGGCGCTTCGGCACCGAGGAGCCCGAGGGCGATGTGGACTATCCCGTCGTCCAGGGCTACATCCGCGTCTTTACCGCCGCCATGCTTCGCCGCGCCATTGTGGTCGGCTGCGTGGTGTTGGGCGTTGCAGCGGGGCTGTAATGCGCTGGCGCTCTCGCATCCCTGCAGCCGCCTGGCTGGCCCTGGTCGCGGTCGCTATCACGGCGAGCTGCGCGGCCCTCGCCCAGGTGCCGCAGGCCGCCCAGCAGCACCGCGCCCTTCTGGTGCGCACCGCCCACGCTGCCTGGGGGCTTGACGCCCCAGTGGCCGTCTTTGCCGCCCAGGTGCATCAGGAGAGCGCTTGGCGCCCCGATGCCATCTCGCATGTCGGCGCCCAGGGCCTGGCCCAGTTCATGCCCGCCACCGCAAAATGGATCGGCGGCATCGACCCGGGCCTGGCCGGACAGCAGCCCTACAACCCAGGATGGGCGCTGCGCGCTCTGGTCACCTACGACCGCTGGCTTTACGACCGCACGCCCGCCCGCTACACGCCCCGTGAGCGCATGTGGGTGGCGCTGCGCAGCTACAACGGCGGGCTCGGCCATTGGCAAGCAGAGGCGGCGGCTACCGGGGCCGCGCAGCCGACACGCGCCCAGGTCGATGCGGCATGCGGTAAAGCCCGCCGCGCTGCCGTGCATTGCACTGAAAACCTGGGCTACCCCCACCGCATCCTGGTGGTCATCCAGCCGCGCTACGCGTCATGGGGGCCGGGCCTATGAGTAACACCGCCACCGCATTGGTTGGGGGCCTGCTGCTTGCCGCTGCCGCAGGCATCGGCGGCTATGGCTACGGCCTCGACCAGGGCAAGGCCCTGGAAAAGGGCCGCCAGGACGGCAAAGCCCTCGAAACGATCACCGACCAGATCGCAGCGCACGCCGACCTTGTCAAGCGCTCAGGCGCTGCCAGCAAGGGCATGCGCTCTGCCGTGGCCCAGCTCGAAAAGGCCAACACCCAAACCACCACGGAGATCGCCGATGCGCTCACCACCACTGCTCCTGAGCGCGCTGATTGCGTGTTCCCTCCTGACGTCGTGCGCGGCCTCCAAGGCGCCCGCGACCGGGCTGCAGAAGCAGCCGCCAGCGGAATACGCGGTGCGCTGCCCAGCGCCCCCACCAGCGCCCCGGGGCCCGCAGGTGGACCTGACCGCCCTTGAACTCAAGTCCATGTACGACCTGTACGGCCTGTGCGCTGGTCGCATGACAGACCTTTTGAACTGGCTCGACACGGAGGGCCTGCGTTGACCGACGACATCGACCGCGCCCAGGCGCGCGAAGCCGAGATGCTGAGCGATGCCCTGCGCAACCAAGCACGCCGCGCAGGTCTGTCAGGCAAGACGCCCGCCGACTCTGCCGAGTTCTGCCAGGCGCGAGGCTGCGGCGAAGAAATCCCCGACGCCCGGCGCCAGAAGGTGCCAGGCGTTCAGTTTTGTGTGGCGTGCCAGGCGCGCCGGGAAAAGAGAGGAAACCGGTGAACCCTTTGCAGATCGACTTTTGGCAACTGGTGGGCTTCGGCGGCGCCCTGTTGTCGGGCTTCGCCGCAATCATCTTTGGCGCAGGTCGGCTCATTGCTGCGCAGTTCGAAGCTCGCATCAACGAACGCTTCGACGTGCTGCAGAAGGCCCGCGAAGCCGAGGCCCAGGGCATCAGCAACCTTGAGCGCGAGTTCCTGCGCTTCCAGGCCGATCTGCCGCTGCACTACGTGCGCCGCGAGGACTACGTGCGCGGCCAATCCATCGTGGAAGCCAAGCTCGACGGCCTGGCAGCCATGGTCAGCAACGCGCAATTGCGCGCATCCATGAAAGACCGAGGGAGCCAATGAGCACCGCCATCGACACCGCCCGCATCCGCCGCGAGAACCTGCGCTGGCTGATCATCCTCACGCTCAACAACGCCCGCCCCATCGGCGCGTTTGAAGGGCCAATCCTCAGCGTGGCCCAGTCCGAGTACCCCGACGCCACGCCACTGGAGTTGCGCCGCGAGCTGGACTACCTCCACGACCGCGAGCTGGTGAAGCTGGACAAGCAGCCCACGGGGCGCTGGTTTGCCGACCTGACGCGCATTGGCGTGGACCTGGCCGAATACACCATCCCCTGCGAGCCGGGCATTGCCCGGCCCGCGAAGTACTGGTAACCCATGGGTCGCAAAAGCAGCATCGACCGGCTCGACCCGGAGATCAAGGCATACATCCAGGCCATGCTCGCCTCGGGCAGCCAGACGCTGGACGAGCTGATCGCCGACCTGCAGGCGCGCTACCCAGCCGCCGCGACAGCGGGCAGCTTGCCCAGCCGCTCGGCCGTGGGCCGCTACGGCCAGAAGCTGGAGCGCCGCCTATCAGCCATCCGCGCCAGCACCGAAGCCGCAAAGATGATCCAGGCCCACGCGGGCGACGACAAAGACGCTCGCAGCGAGGCCCTCACCGCCATGGTGCAGACCGAACTGTTCGAAGCCATCCTGGCCCTGCAGGAAGCCGACGAAGTGGGCGAGGACGGCGAGAAGACCGACCCTGGCGAGCGCGTGGCACTGCTCAGCAAGGCTGCCAAGAACATCGCCACGCTCACCCGCTCCAGCATCAACCTCAAGGAGTTCCAGGCCAAGGTCGAGGAAGCCACCCGCAAGAAGATGCTGGCCGAGCAGGAGGCCAATCTGCAGGAGGTCGCTAAGGCCCAGGGCATGGATGAAGCTCAGGTGGACTTCTGGCGCCGCAAGTTCCTGGGCGTCGGATCATGAACGCTTTCTTCCAAGTGTTGGCCGCTGTGCTGTTCATCCTGCTGGAGCGCGGCAGGCATGTCCGTGGCCCTTGGCGGCGTAGAGAGTGGCGCAATGTGCTGGTGCAGTCCTTTTGGCTGGCCCTGGCGGTCGCTTGTGTCTTCAGCGGCCCGGTACTGGGCTTGGTGCTCCTGTGGAGGTCGCTCCAATGAACGCCATCAAGCCGCTGGCCACCACCCTGCGCACGCTGGAATGGGACGATCTCCCGCCCAGCGTGCGATCCATTCCGGAGGGCTTTAACCCCCTGGACGAGGGGGTGCTGATGAAGCACCAACGCGAGGTGGCTTCCATCCAGGCGGCCATCATTGCCGTGCCCAAAGGCCGCCGCACCGGCATCACCTTCGGCACCATGCTCAACAAGACGCTGGTGGCCGCCGCCCGCAAGAGCGCCGGGGGCGACAACGTCTACTACATCGGCGACACCAAGGAAAAGGGCCTTGAAGCCATCGGCTACTGCGCCAAGTTCGCCCGCGTGATCGCCCAGGCCCAGGGCCAGGGCATTTCCGGGGTCGAGGAGTTCCTGTTTGAAGACCAGGACGACAACGGTAAGACCCGCCACATCACCGCCTACCGCATCCGCTTTGCTTCGGGCTTCCAGGTGTGCGCGCTCTCCAGCCGCCCCGCCAACATCCGGGGCCTGCAGGGCCACGTCGTCATCGACGAGGCCGCGTTCCACCCCGACGTGCAAGGCGTGCTCGACGCCGCCACCGCGCTGCTGATCTGGGGCGGCCAGATCACCGTCATCAGCTCGCACAACGGCAAGAACAACCCCTTCGCCCAGTTCTGCCGCGACATCGAGGCGGGCCGCTACGGCGCCGATGCACGCGTGGTCACAGTCACCTTTGACGACGCCGTAGCCAACGGCCTGTACGAGCGCGTCTGTTTCATGAAGGGCACCCCGCCCACACTCGAAGGCAAGCAAGCCTGGTACAGCAAGATTCGCAACGGCTACGGCGTGCGCAAGGCCGCCATGCGCGAAGAGCTGGACGCCATCCCGCGCGACGGCAGCGGCGTCTGTCTGCCCGGTGTTTGGATCGAGCAGGCCATGACGCTGCCGCCGGAGCGAATCCTGCGCCTCGCGTTGGATGACGACTTTGTGCGCAAGAGCCCAGAGGACCGCGCCGCCTGGGCATCCGACTGGATCGAGCGCTACTTGGCGCCCGAGCTGGCGCTGCTGGACAAGGGCGAGCGCCACGTGTTTTCTCATGACTACGCCCGCCACCGGGACTTTTCGAGCTGGGGCGCCATTGCCCTTGCAGCAGGCATGCGGCGGCGCCTTCCACTGTCGGTGGAAATGCACAAGGTGCCCTATGCCCAGCAGCGGCAAATCACCTGGTACGCCATTGAGCGCCTTCCACGCCGCTGCGGCGGCGCCATGGACGCCACTGGCTCGGGCGAAGCGCTGGCAGAAGAAACAGCCGACAAGTTCGGCCATGGCCATGTGCACCAGGTCAAGCTCAACCGAGCCTGGTACGGCACCTGGATGCCCAAGCTGGTGCAAGGTTTTGCAGACGGGATGATCGACATTCCCGCCGACCCGAGCCTCGCCCAGGACTTGCGGGCCATTGAAGAGGTGGACGGCATCGCCATGGTCAGCAAAGTTCGCCGCGCCGATGTGAAGGACCCTGAGTTGTTCCGTCACGGCGACGGCGCGGTGATGCTCTGCCTGGGCTGGTTCGCGACGCTCAACCTGAGCGCCGCCATCGACTTCATTCCATTGCCCGCGCTGCCGCGCGGCTTCGACAACCTCGGCGCGGCCGACAACAGCGACGAGGCCGAGGATTACCTCCGCTTGGTCGAGCCGCGCGCTACCTGGTAGGCACCCCCATGGCAACTTCCCTCATCCTCGGCCCGGACGGCCAGCCCATCAAAATGCCCGACTTGGCAGAACCGCAGACAGCCAGGCTGGCCCACCTGCAGCGCGAGCTGCAGAGCCACCCCACGCGCGGCCTCACGCCCTCGCGCCTGGCAAAGATTCTGGATGCGGCCGAGAACGGCGACCTCGTCGCCCAGTTCGAGCTGTTCGAGGACATGGAGGAAAAAGACGGCCACATTGCCGCTGAGATGGGCAAGCGCCGCCGCGCCTGCGTGCTCGACTGGAACGTGGTGCCGCCCGAGGGTGCCGACGCGGCCGAGAAGAAGGCCGCCGAGCAGCTCGGCGAGCTGCTCACCGAGATCCCGGACTTTGAGGACATGGTGTTCGACCTGACCGATGCCATCGGCAAGGGCTACGCCTGCCTGGAGCTGGAATGGCATCGCGTGGAGGGCCTGTGGGTGCCCAAGACCATCACCCACCGCCCTCAGTCCTGGTTCACCCTCAACCGGGGCTACCGCCAAGAGCTGCGCCTGCGCACCAACACCGTCACGGCCACCGAGACCGGGCCCGTGCAGGGCGACCCCCTCACGCCCTTTGGCTGGATCACGCATGTGCACAAAGCCAAGAGCGGCTACCTGGAGCGCTCTGCGCTGTTCCGCCAGCTTGTGTGGACCTACTTGTTCAAGAACTACAGCGTGGGCGACCTGGCCGAGTTCCTGGAGATCTACGGCATTCCAGTGCGCATCGGCAAATACCCCGCCAGTGCCAGCGAAAAAGAGAAGGCCACGCTGCTGCGCGCGCTTGCGGCAGTGGGGCACAACGCAGCGGGCATCATCCCGGAAGGCATGTTGATCGAGTTCGAGAACGCGGCAACGGGAGACCCGGACGCTTTCATGGCAATGATCGACTGGTGCGAGAAGAACCAGTCCAAAGTCATCCTGGGCGGCACCCTGACCAGCGGCGCGGACGGCAAGAGCAGCACCAATGCCCTGGGCAATGTCCACAACGAAGTGCGCAAGGACCTGCGCGACGGCGACATACGCCAGGCCAACACCACCCTCACGCGCGATCTGGTGTTTGCCGTGGCCTCAATCAACGGCCTGGCACCGGGCGGTCTGCGTCGCGTGCCCCAGTTCCGCCTGAACGCCCAGGAGCGCGAGGACCTCGGCAGCTTCTCCACCGCGCTGCCCCCCCTGGTGAACATGGGCGTGCGCCCTCCCGTAGCCTGGGTGCATGAGCGCCTGGGTATCCCCGTGGCCCAGGGCAACGAACCGGTGCTGATGCCCGCAGGCGCTACCGCACCGGCCCCCACGGGCACCGCCGCCGCAACCGCCACGCCGCCCGTGCTTACCGGTACAGCCGCCCCGGGCTTCACGCCTCCCCAGCAGATGCAGCCGCAACTGGCCGCCAACCTGGCTCCCGCTGTGGGCGCTTGGCTTGACCAGGTGCGCGAGCTGGTCATGCGCGCCCAGTCGTTGGCCGAGATCCGCGACGGCCTGGACGCGCTGCTGCCCGACATGACGCTCGACCAGTACGCCGCCGCCATGGCGGTGGCCCTACGCACCGCCGAAATGGCGGGCCGCTACGAGGTCATGCAGGAGGCCTCTGGGGCGTCCAGCGGCGGGGGCGCCTAGAAGCCGCGCAGGCCCCTTTGCGCCCCCGTTGCACATCCGCGCCCCCGTTCCCGCCCTGTAAACGTTTATAAATGCCCTCTGGCCCCCATCGCATGCCGACCGCCGCCTACGGATCGCTCCCCTTCGCCGAGCAGGCCGATTTTTTCCGGCGCAAGCTCAACGTCCCCACCGATGGCTGGACCGACCTCTACACCCGCGAGCATGACTGGGCTTTTGTGGTGGCCGGGGCCAACCGCGACGCCATCGTTACGGACTTTCGCGCTGCTGTGGAGAAGGCCATAGCGGGCGGCAGCACCCTCGAAGACTTCCGCAAGGACTTCGACAGCATCGTCGCCCGCCACGGCTGGGACTACAACGGCGGGCGCAACTGGCGCAGCCGCGTCATCTACGACACCAACCTGGCCACCAGCTACGCGGCCGGGCGCTGGCAGCAACTGCAGGCCGCGCCGTACTGGCAGTACGAGCACCAGGATTGGGTCGAGAACCCGCGCCCCCTGCACGTGAGCTGGGATGGCCTGGTGCTGGAACAGGGCAACCCGTTTTGGCAGACGCACTTCCCGCCCAACGGCTGGGGGTGCCAATGCAAGGTGCGCGGCCTCTGGCCCCGCGATCTAGAGCGCTTGGGCAAGTCCGGGCCCGACGAGGCACCCGCCGTCAACCTGGTGGAACGCACCATCGGCCAGCGCAGCGCCCTGGGCCCGCGCCAGGTGCAGGTGCCCGAGGGGATCGACCCCGGCTTTGAATACGCCCCCGGCGCCACTAGGCTGCGCAGCGCCATCCCGCCCGAGACGCCGCACGGGCCGGACGGCCTGCCCAGCAGCTCCACCGGGCCCGGACTGCCCAACCGCCGCCCTGCAGAGCCATTGCCGCCGCCCCGTAGCTTGCCTGCCAGCGTCGTCCTGCCCGGCGGCCAGGCGCCAGAGTCCTACGTCTCCCAGTTCCTGGCCGAGTTCGGCGCCACGCTGGAGGCGCCCGCCATCGTGCGCGATGTGATTGGCGAGCGCCTGGTGGTGGGCAAGGAGCTGTTCCAGGACGCCAAAGGCGGCTGGAAGGTGCTCAAGCGCGACCGCGAGCGCTACCTGCCGCTGCTGGCACAGGCCCTGGCCGACCCTGACGAGATCTGGACGCGCGTCGAATGGATGCACGCCCTCGGCCGCGCCGTGGTCCGCCGCCGCTACGTGGCGCGCTATGTGATCGAAGGGCAAGAGGGGAACACGCCAGGCCTGGCCGTGTTCGAGCTGGGTGCAGACGGCTGGAGCGGGGTTACCGCATTCCCACCCGCGTCCGATGACTACCTGGAGCACGCCCGCATTGGGGTGCGCCTGTACCGGCGCGAGGAATGACGCAGGCAACAGAAAGGCCAGCGCACCGCCACACGCTGGCCCGCCCGGACGTGGGATTGGAGGCGGTGGCAGCCGCTGCCCGTCCGATGGATGCCCAATTGTAGGAGCTTTGCCCCATGGCCGGAATCCGCATCAAATCCACCGTCAGCGACGCCCAGGCCCGTGCCATGCTGGCCCGCCTGGGCGAGCCCGGCACCCAGGACCTCATGCCCCGCCTGGGCGAGTACCTGCAGGCCAGCACCCAAAAGCGCTTCAAGACCCAGACCGCCCCGGACGGCACCGCGTGGCAACCATTGCAATCCCGTTACGCCAGGCGGAAAAAGTACGCCAAGGACAAAATCCTGACCCTGCGCGGCTACCTGCGCAGCGGCATCCACTACCAGGTGACGGGCGATGCAGAGGTCGAGGTGGGCAGCAACACCAAGTACGCGGCCATCCACCAACTGGGCGGTGAGATCGACATGCCCGAGCGCCAGGCCAGCGTGCGCTACCGCAGCGTCGCCGGAAGAACGCTGTTCGCCAGTAAGAAGCACAAGAAGGCGACCGAAAAGACGGTGACGGTTCCGGTCCACTTCGTGAAGATCCCGGCACGCCCATTCCTGGGCATCAGCACAGCGGACGACAGCGAGGTCCGGGACATTGTTCTGAACTGGGTTGTAGAGCGCAGCAAATAGGGTCCTGGTTCCCAATACTTCCAACCCGCTGCCGCCGACCATGGCGGCATGTCTCAACGCACCGCCTCCCGTAGCACCCGCATCGCTGTCTGCAGCGCTGGCGCCGCCGCCCTGGCCATCGCCGCCTGCACGTTCGGCGTGCCCGCGAAGACCGCACAAACAACGGGCGGTACGGTCATGCTGCAGCTCACCCCGGCGGGCACATTCAAACCCAACGACGGCCGCGAGCTGAAGCCCGGCGCCTGGCGCATCGACGCCGCCAGCGCACAACACGTCATCGAGCGATTCAAGACCCGGGGCAAGCCCCCGGTCATCGACTACGAGCACCAGACCCTCAAGAAAGAACAGAACGGCCAGCCAGCTCCCGCAGCGGGCTGGATTCGTGATCTGCGCTGGGTCGAAGGCCAAGGCCTGTACGCCGTGGCCGAGCTGACGGCCCGCGCCCGTGACTACATCAAGGCGGGCGAATACCTCTACTTCTCGCCCGTCTTCGAGTACGACGAAATCACCGGCACGGTGCTCGCCGTGCACATGGGTGCGCTCACCAACGACCCCGGCATCAGCGGCATGGAGCCGCTCTCCCTGGTAGCCGCCGCCACCGCCGCTTTCCTTCCCTCCACCACTCCACGACAGGAGCCCTCCGTGAACCCCTTGCTCAAAGCCTTGCTGGCCGCCCTTGGCCTGCCCGAAACCACCACCGAGCCCGCTGCCATTGCCGCGCTCAGCGCCCTCGGCCCGCTGCAGCCTCTGCAGGCCCGCGCCAACGTGGCCACGGCCGTCTGCACTGCGCTGAAGCTCCCAGCCGACGCCACCCCAGAGGTAGCCACTGCTGCCTGCGCCAGCTTGGCGCAAGCCCAGCCTGGCACGCCGGACCCGGCCAAGTTCGTGCCCATCGAAGCCGTGCAGCAACTGCAGACGCAGGTGGCCGCATTGACGGCCACCCAACAGGCGGGGCAGGTCGATGCGCTGATCCAGCCCGCTCTGGCCGATGGCCGCCTGCTGCCCGCGCTGGAGACCTGGGCGCGCGACCTGGGCAAGAAGGACATGGCCGCCTTGACGGCCTACCTGGGCGCCGCCAAGCCCATCGCGGCCCTGGCAGGCACCCAAACGGGCGGTAAGGCGCCCACGGCCACCGGCGACCAGCAGCTCAGCGCCGAAGAGCTGGCCGTGTGCAGCGCCATGGGCATGGCGCCCGACGCGTACCGCAAGGCGGGCACTGCCGTTGCCACGGGCGCCGCCACCGCCGCCTGATCGCGCGGCCATCCCCATCACTACCGGAGAACAAAGTGCCTGCACTCACTCAAGACCGCAACACCCGCCGCAGCGACGGCAAACAGATCGAGCCACCCGTGGCCGCCTCCACCCGCATCTGGGGCGGCGCCATCACCTGCGTCAACGCTGCGGGCTATGCCGTGCCCGGCGCCACCTCCACCACGCTCAAGGCGGTGGGCGTGTCTGAGCACCGCGCAGACAACTCAGGCGGGGTGGCCGGTGCTATTCGCGTTCGCTGCCGCAAGGGCCCGCACCGCTTCGCCAACTCGGCAGCGGCCGACGCCATCACGCTGGCTGACGTAGGCAATGACTGCTTCATCGTGGACGACCAGACGGTCGCCAAAACCAACGGCTCCAACACGCGCAGCGTGGCGGGCAAGATTTTCGACGTGGATGCTGATGGCGTCTGGGTCGATTTCCGCTGATTCCCACTGCAACGGAGTTTCAACCCATCATGATCATCAATCAGCAAAACCTCGCGATCCTCAACCAGGCGTTCAGCGCCGCCTTCGCGGGCGGCCTCGCCATGGCGGCCCCCATGTGGAGCCAAGTCGCAACCATGGTGCCCAGCACCACCAGCGAGCAGAAATACGGCTGGCTGGGCAAGATCACCAAGTTCCGCGAATGGATCGGCGAGCGCCAGTACCAGAACCTGGTGCAGCACGACTACGCCATCAAGAACAAGACGTTCGAGAACACGGTGACCGTCAGTCGCGACGAGATCGAAGACGACCATTACGGCGTCTACAAGCCTGTCATCGAGCAGCTCGGCCAGGACGCTGCCCAGCACCCCGACGAGCTGGTCTTCAGCCTGTTGAACGCGGCCTTCACCACGCCTTGCTACGACGGCCAGTACTTCTTCGACACGGACCATCCGGTGGGCGCCCCCGGCAGCCAGGCCAGCGTGAGCAACTTCCAGGGCGGCAGCGGCACGGCTTGGTTCCTGATGGACACCACCAAGGTGCTCAAGCCCATCATCTACCAGAAGCGTCGCGACTACGCCTTCCAGGCCAAGACCAGCCTCACGGATGACAACGTCTTCAGCCGCAACGAGTTCATCTGGGGCGCTGACGGACGGGGCAACGTGGGCCTGGGGTTTTGGCAGCTCGCCTACGCCAGCAAAGAGACGCTGGACGCGAACAGCTACGCCGACGCCCGCGCCGACCACCAGTCCCTCAAGGGCGACAACGGCAAGCCGTTGGTCATCCGCAGCACCGAGCTGTGGGTGCCCCCCACCCTGGAGAAGCAGGCCCTGGAAGTGGTGCAGGCCGAGCGCCTCGCCAACGGCGCCAGCAACGTCATGCGCAACCTGTCCAAGGTTGTCGTCTGCCCCTGGCTCACCGCCTGACCGCCCCCTGGCCCAACCCCTTAGGAGCAACGCCCATGGCAACCGCCACCCGAAACAAGACCGCTGCCGCTGCAGCGGCAAAAGCCGCCAAAGCAACTTTGCCCAGTGCAGCCGCCCCCGGCATGCGCCAGGTGCTGCAGGTCATCAGCAAGCGCGATGGCTTCCGCCGCGCGGGCCGCGAATGGCACGGCACCACCGTCGTGCCGCTGAGCGAACTGACCCCCGAGCAGTACGAGCAGATCGACCGCGAACCCATGCTGGTCGCGCAGTTGATGGAAGTACCCGAAGAGCAGGTCGCAGAACTGGCCGACCAGGCCAGCGGCGAAGGAACCGGGACCTGATACCCCCAAGCGAAGGGCTTTGATCCGCGCGCTTCGTTCTCCCAGCGCGCGGGGAGCCCAGGGAGAACTCCACCGCCAACCTCATGCCGGGGCTGGATAACGGGAAGGGTGTTGGTTGAGCCCCGGCGATCTGATTTCCCACAACCACCATGCCTTACATCACCGCCGCCGAACTGGCAGAACGCCCCGGTGCCCGCGAGATCGCTCTCGCGGCCAGCAGCGATGCCTCGCCCGTGGTGGATTTCGCCTTGATGGATGCCACGTTGCGCGGCGCCGATCGCTCTGCGTGGACTGCCCCCCAGCTCGCTGCGGCCGACGCCGCCCTGCAGCGCGTGCAAGACGCTGTGGCCGAGGCCGGTGCTGTGATCGACGGCTACCTGGCGCAGCGGGGCTACACGCTGCCCCTGAACCTGCCGCCCACGTCCACCGGCAAGAGCCTGCTCACCGCCTGGACCCGGGCCATCGCGCGCTACCTGCTCAACGGCCGCCGCGTAACCGACGAAGCCAAAGACCCGGTGGCCCGCGACTACCGCGACGCGCTGAAGATGCTCGACCGCCTGGCAGCGGGCAAATTGAGCTTGGGCGGCAACGACCCAGAGGCCCCCGCCAACACCACCAGCACCGACGTGCGCTTTGATGCCGCGCCTGCGGTGTTCTCGCGCAATCAGCTGCGTGCCTTTCGGTAAACGGCATGTGGCTACCCCTCACGCTCCAGCGCCTCAAGGACCGGGTCTCCGGCATGCGCGAGATCGACGGCGCCAGCAGCCTCGACGCCGCGATGCGCGGCACCGTCGCGGGCCCCTCGCTGTACCTCATCCCCCTCACCGAGAAGGGCCACGAGCTGCGCCACACCGGCCCGCTGGACCAGGACATCACGGTCCTCTTTGGCGTGCTGTTCCTGCTGGAGACGGCCCGCAGCGCCCAGGGCCTCGATGTGCTCATCGAGCTGGAGGCCGCACGCCTGCAGGTGCGCCAGGCGCTGGTGGGCTGGGTGCCTGACGACGAGACCGGTGAGCCCATCACGTTCGCCGGGGGGGAGCTTGTCCAGTTCCAGGGCGACGGCCAGCTCTGGTGGAGCGATGAATTTGTGTTGACCACGTACTACAGGAGCACTCCGTGAGCAAAGACGATGCCAAACCCAGCACCCGCACCAAAGCCCAAGAAACGTCGGCGACAGCGGCCCACACCGCCGCCGACAACGGAGCCACCACCGTGGTTCCTACCCCAGCGCCCGCCGCGCCCAAGCCGCCCGCACCGGACGAGCACACCGGCAAAGGCGGCCTCTACATCCGCTCGGGCGGCCTGCGCACCCTCGTAGACCGCACCCAGCAGCCCACCGAAGCCACCGCAAAGGAGTAACGCACCATGGCCGATCCAATCATTCGCCTGCGCCAGATGGCGCTCATGGCCGCCGTAGAAGCCACGGCGGGCACCTTTGTGCTGCCCGGCGCGGCCGACGCCCTGGAAGTGGGCAACGTCACGATTACGCCCACCGAGGGCGAAGAGGTCGAATACGACATCATCCGCCCCCACTTCGGCGCCAATGAGTCCGTGCTGGTGACCCGGTACCGCAAGATGGCTTTCCGCGTGGGCCTGGCCGGTGTGGGCGTGGCAGGGGCACTGCCTGGCTACACCAAGCTGCTGCGCGGCTGCGGCATGCAGGCCACCAATACGCCCGCGCCCGACCCTGACCCGCACACGCTGTTCGCCCCCATCGGCGACGCGTTCGAGAGCCTGTCGCTCTATGCCGTCGTCGGCCGCAATGTCTACAAGATGCCCGGCGCTGCTGGCAACGTGAAGCTCGAAGGCGGCGCCAAGCAGCTGCCCTGGTTCAACTTCGAGTTCACTGGCGCCTGGAAGGAAGTGGAAGTGCTGGGCGCCATGCCTGCCACGGCTCCGGTCTTTGAACTGCCCTTGGGCGTCAATGCGGCCAACACCCGCGTCAAGCTGGGCGCGAAGTACTGGGCCTGCAATGCCTTCAGCATCGACCTGGGCAACACGGTGACCAAGCAGGACTTGACCGAGGTGGACAACACCGAGATCACCGGCCGCGCCAGCACCGGCTCCATCACGATCCGCAACACCCTGGCGACCACGCACGACTGGGACTCGCTGATCGGCACCAAGCTGGCTTTCGAGCTGCTGCACGGACAGGGGGCCACCAACACGCTCACCGTGGCCGCGCCCCAGGCGCAGATCGGCAAGCCCAGCTTCGGAGAACAGGACGGCCTGCAGATGGTCACGCTGCCGCTGAAGTTCATCCCCACGGCAGCAGGCAACGACGAGCTGACCATCCGCGTCTGATCGCCGCCCGAGCCACGTATCGCCCCCGTTTCACGCATTGCAAAGGAGTTTTCCGCCATGGCAGTTGTCATCACCAAGAACCCCGCCTACTGGGCGCCCGGCCACTTCATCGTCCCGGACCAGCCCGACAAGCCGCTGGTCTTCAAGTTCAAGGCGCGCTTCAAGCGTCTGAACGAAGAAGAGCGCAAGGCGCTGGACCAGCGCATCCACGCGGGCCGCGAGTATGTGCGCGCACTCAGCCGGGCGCTGCTGGAAAACCAGCCCGCGCCGCCCCAGCCCACCGACCAGATCACCGACAAGGAGGTGCTAGACCTGGTGCTCGTGGACTGGGATGGGTTCAAGAACGATGACGGCTCCGTGGCCATCTACACCCCCGCAGCGCGTGCCCAGGTGGTGTTCGACAACCCCGGCCTTGAGGGCGCCTTCGTGCGCGCCTACCTGGAGTCCCGCGACGTCAGCCAGGACCTGGCCGCAGCGGAAAAAAACTCCGAGGCGCTGCCCGCCACCGCCTGACACGGGGGGCAGCGCCTGCGCCCAGCGCCGCAAGCCGTGAGGACATGGCCCTCGACTTCGCGCTGCTGGGGGTGAACGCAGAAGGGGCGGACCGCGCCGCCAATGCCTGCCCCAAGGGAACGGGCGCAGAGGACGGCGAAGACGGCGACTTCGAGCTCTGGCCCGAACACGAGGAAGCCTGGAACGTGTTCACCGACTGCGAGCGCCAGTGGCGCGTGATCGCGGGCCTGGGCTTCCTGCGCATCCAGGGCCTGGACGTAACGGCGGTCGAGTCCAGTCTGCGCATTCAGGGCGTGCCTCGGCGTCGTTGGCGCCTGGTGCGCAGCCAGGTCCGGGTGCTCGAAGACGAAGCGGCGGAAATCATGAACAGCAAGGGAAACAATGGCTGACAGCAAGGTCGTCAAGGTAGTTTTGCAGCTGGAGCAGGGCCAATACATCGCCATGCTGCAGGCCGCTGGACAGGAGCACCAGCTCTTTTCCGGCAAGGTCGCCTCTACCTCCCAGACCGCAAGCACAGCCGTCAAGACCGTCGCTACGGCCTTGGATGGAGTCGCGGCCGCCAGCAAGAGTGCAGCGGGCGAGCAGTTCATCGCCGGGCTGCGCGAGCAGATCGCCGTTTCTGGCAAGTCCACCGACGAGCTGCTGCGCTACCGGGCCGCCCAGGCCGGTGTGGCCGCCCAGGCGTCTCCGCTGATCCTGCAGCTCCAAAACCAGCGCGCGGCCCAACAGGCCGCTGCTGAAACCGCCCGCGCCGAGGAAGCCGCACAGCGCGAGGCCGCAGCCGCCAAGCAACGGGCCGCAGGCCAGCAAGCCGCATTTCTGGCGGGCCTGCGCGAAGAGGTGGAGCTGCAGGGCAAATCGCACACCGAGATCCTGCGGTACCGGGCCGCCCAGATGGGCGTGTCGGGCGGCGCCGAGCAGTACATCCAGGCCATTGAATCGGCCAACAAGGCCCACGGCCGGGGTGCCATCTCTGCCGCCCAGCACGCTGCCGCCATGCGCATGCTGCCCGCGCAGATGACCGATGTGGTCACCAGCATGGCAAGCGGCATGCCCATCTGGATGGTGGCGATCCAGCAGGGCGGGCAGATCAAGGACTCCTTCGGTGGAGCGGGCAATGCGCTGCGCGCCATGACCGGAGCAATTACTCCGGCCGCAGCGGGTTTTGGCCTGCTGGCGGGAACTGTGGGTGTTGCCGCATTGGCCTACTACAAAGGCTCCGCCGAAGCCGATGGTTACCGCGAGTCCATCGTCATGTCGGGCAATGCAGCCGGCACTACCGTGGGCCAGCTCACCGACATGGCCCGCGCCATTGCCCAAGTCACCGGCACCCAGGGCGCCGCTGCCACAGCCCTGGCCCAGATGGCGGGCAGTGGTGACATTGCGGCCGAGAACCTGCAGCACTTTGCGGCGGTGGCGGTGGACCTGGATCGCTATGTCGGCGTTCCGGTCAAGAACGTGGTGGCCGACCTGGAGAAGCTCGCCGATGCCCCGCTTGCCGCCAGCATCAAGCTCAACCAGCAGTATCACTACCTCACCGAGGCGGTCTATTCGCACATCAAGGCCCTGGACGAGCAGGGCAAGAAGGAAGAAGCGGGGGCCGCTGCGCAGCGCGCCTACATCGCTGCCTTTGAAGCCCGAAAGAACGAGATCGTCGCCAACCTGGGCTCCATCGAGCGCGCCTGGCACAGCGTCACTGGCGTGGCAAAAAAGGGCTGGGATGCCATCTTGGGTATCGGCCGCGCCACCACCGACGAGCAGAACCTGGCGCAGCTTCGGGAGAACCTGACCCGCCAACAGGAACGCAACGCGAGCCTCGGCATAAAAGACGGCCAGGCCACTGCCGGGCTGAAAGAAGAGATACGGCTCCTTGAGCGCAAGATCGCGATGAACAACGCGAACGCCTCGGCCGTTGCAGACCAGGCCAAGCAGACGGAAGCGGTGGCCGAATGGGACAAGATTGTCACGGCCAACCTGTCCAAGCAGGCCAAGGAAGCCAAGGAGATCGATAGCATCCGGCAAAAGGGCCTTGCCGCGGGCAAGGATGAGGCCGCAATACAGAAGGAGATCGCGGCCTACAAGGCCAAGAACGCCGACAAGGGCGCGGCCAACTCTGCCTCCCGTGAGCTGGAGCGCCAGCGCGGCCTGCTGGGCGAGCTGGCGGGCCTCTCCAGCTCGTTCTACCGCGACTGGGAAGACCTCAATAAGCAGTTCAAGGACGGCAAGCTCACCGCCGAGCAACTGACCCAAGAGCAAGAAAAGCTGCTCGCCAAGCAGCCGGGCATCAAGGCCGCCCGCGAGGCTGACCTCAAGGTGATGCAGGCCCAGTACGCCGTGCAGCAGCAAATAGCCGACGAGATCGCCCAGGCTGAGGTCGCACGCACCCAGGCTGTGTACGCGGGCCGCCAGGCAGTCACAGACTACGCCCGAGGAGTGAACGAAGCCACGCGGCTGCTGGAAGTCGAGCGCCAGACGGTCACCGGCACGGCCTCCCAACGCGGCCTGGCCGTGGAGTACTTGCGCATCGAGCTGGAGCTGGAACGCCAGCTCGAAGCCATCCGCACCAACACCAGCTACACGCAGGCCGACCGCGATGAGCAGTCTGCCCGGGCTCGCGAGACGGCCGCACAGGCCCGCGCCAATGCCACGGCCCGCGCCGAGATCGACCACGTGCGCGAGCTGCGCAGCGAGCTGCAGCGCGTGACAGAGCAGTACGAGCAGGGCCTGACCAACGCGGCGATGGCTGGGGGAAAGTCCCTCAAGGAATACGTGGTGGGCATGCTGCGCACCACAGCATTCCGCATTGCGCTTCAGCCGGTGATGGGCGCCGCCGCATCGGTGCTGGCCTCCGCAACCGGAACCTCGGGCAGCACGCCTGGCGCAGGCGGCTTGATGGGGCTGGTGAACTCGGGCAGCGCCCTCTACAGCGCGCTTACCAATGGCGTCTCCAACTCGATCGCCTCGGCCTTCGGCAAGTTCGCAGGATCGTCCGTAGGGCAGACCTTGGGCCTCTCCAACCCCGCCGCCATCGTGGGCAACAACCCTTCGGCTTTCGTTCCTGCAGGGGGCCAGCTCACCAGCCTGGGCAGCAGCATCGGCACAGGCCTGGGCATGCTGGGCTCGGGCTTTGCCGGGTACGGCCTCAGCTCTGCGATCTCGGGCGGCTACAGCACGGGCGGCAACACCGTCAACGTGTTGTCGGGCATCGCCAGCGCCTTCCTGGGCCCGGTCGCGGGCGTGGTGGGCGGCCTGATCAACCGTGCCTTCGGCCGCAAGCTCAAGGACGTAGGCATTGAGGGGACCCTGGGCGGCGCTGAGGGCTTCACCGGCCAGTCGTACCAGTTCTACAAAGGCGGCTGGTTCCGCTCGGACAAGACCTCCTACTCGGACCTCGACCCCGCGACCGCAGGCGTGCTGTCGAACTCGTTCAAGGCCATCCAGGCCGAGGTGGGCGCATTCGCCACGGCGCTGGGCCTGGACACCGCCAAGATCGCCACCTTCACCACCGCCCTCAAGCTCAGCACCAACGGGCTCGACGAGGCGGGCATTCAGAAGGCGTTCCAGGAAGCTCTCGCCAAGGGCAGCAATGAGCTGGCCCAGCAGGTTTTGGGAACCTGGACGTCCACCTCCGAGGAAGTGACCCGCACCATGGTGTCGGGGATGACGGACGCGATGGACGGCGTGATCCTCTCCGTGACCGAGACGATCACGCACAGCACCTACGCGGCCAGCGAATACGCCAAGGAGGGCGAGGAAGCCATCGACACCCTGCGTCGCCTGGCGAGCAGCCTGACCGGCGTGAACGGCATTTTCGAGAGCATGGGCACCACGCTCTACCAGACCGGCCTGGCGGGCGCTGACATGGCCTCTCAGTTGGTGGACCTGCTGGGCGGGCTGGAGAACTTTACAGCGCTGGCGAGCCGGTACTACGAGGGCTATTTCTCGGAGGCAGAGCGCGTCGCAAACACCACGCGCCTGCTGACCCGGTCGTTCGAGGCATTGGGCCTCAAACTGCCGGAAACCCGCGAGCAGCTCCGCGCCATCATTGAGTCCCAGGACCTCACCACCGAGGAAGGCCGCAAGCGCTACGCCGAGCTGTTGAAGCTCACGGCGGATTTCGCGAGCATCACCAGCGACCTGGCGAATGCCAACGAGGCCATTTCAAAACAGCGCGCGGCGTCGTACAGCGCCCTGGAACGCTCGGTCGCGGCAGAGAAGAAGGTCCTGCAGGCGCGGTTGGACGCTGCGCGGGATACCGCCAGCGCCTTGGAAGATGTGTTCAACCTGCTGCGCACGAACGTCAGGGACCTCTACGGCGAAGCGGACGCCACGCGGGCCATGCTGGCCCGCCAGGGCAATGACTTCATTGTCGCCGCGCTACAGAAGGCCCTCTCAACGGGCGTCCTGCCCGATGCCGATCAATTGGCCGAGGCCATCGCTGCTGCCCGCGCGGGCCTGGACATCAGCAACTTTGGCGGGGATACCGCCGAGCGCGACTACGCAGCCAACGTGCTGGCGGGCCGCCTGGCTGGCCTGGAGCGGGTTGCTGGCCGCCAGCTCACCGACGCGCAAAGAACCGTGCGCGAGTTAGAGCTGCAAACCATCCAGCTCGACCAAACCCTGGAGTACTGGCGCCAGCAGCTCGATATTTCCGAGGGCACTTATCAGGCAATCACCTCGGTGGCGACTGCCGTCGAGAACCTCCGCAACGACCTCGTCCAGACCGGCACCACGAAACCAGGCGGGGCCAACACCGTTGGCGGCGGAACGACGCCTGCCGCTGGGGGCGGTGTTGTGCCCCGCACCAGCTATGGAGCTGATGAGGCCCTCACATCCTTTGAGAAGTTCAAAGCCTGGTATGCGGGGATTCGCGTCAATGCAGACCCGCGCGTGCTGATGAACGAGGGCTACCAGGTGCCGGATTGGATGCGTGTCCACAACGGCGCGGATGACGGGACAGACAAGGAGCAGTTCGGGTCGTACCTGTTCTTTAAAAACAACCCTCAATACGCGAAAGACCTGGAGCAGATTTACAGCACGGGACGCTCCTCCTACGCCACGGACGGCTCCACGCTGGTCCGCAGCGACCTCTCCAAGATGCCCACGGATGTGGCGGAGTACTACCGGAACAACCGCGACGAGCTGCTCGCGTCGGAGGGCTTTGGGTTGGACCCGGTCCTGGCGTACCAGCTCTACAACTTTGGCCCGCAGCAGTTTGGCCTCGACGGCAAGCGCCAGTCGTTCACGGAATGGTTGCAGACCACAAAGTGGACGCCCGAGGGCCTCGTCGCCAACAACAACGTCGTGTCGTATGCCCAGATGGGCTACGGCAACTACAACCTCGCGCGCTGGGACACCAGCAGCGGCAACATCGTTGACGTGGACGGCCGGATGTACACGCCGGATGGCAAATACATCGGGAACGCCAGCCGGGCCCAGCTCGACGCCATCTATGGCGCGGGCTACAAGCCCACCGCCAGTGCGGGGCGCTCCTCGCTCTACAACTCCCAGGTGGGCGGCGGTGGGTCCGAGGCCGACTACTACGGGTCGATCAAGACCAACCTGGACAAAGCCATTGCAGACGGCTGGTCCGCCCAGCAGCTTGTGGACGCTGTGGTTTCCACAGGTGCATCGCTCACGGACGTTGCCAACGCCTACGGGATCAGCCTTGCGCAGGTACAGGAGAACCTGCGGAACAACGGCGCCACCAACATTCCCGCCTATGCGGTCGGCACCAACTATGTGACGCGGGACCACGTCGCCCTGGTCCATGAGGGCGAAGCCATCATTCCCAAGGCCTACAACCCCGCCGCCAATCCGGGCCTGTTCCAGGGCTCGGGCCTCGACCGGCTGATCGCGCTGCAGGAGAGCTTCCTCTCCGAGCTGGCGCAGATCAAGAGCGCCGTTTGGACGATGGCTACAAGCAGCGGCTTCATTGCTGATCTGCTCACCTCCGTCAAGAACGGCAACGCGTTCATCGTCCAGCTCGCGCCCGAGTGAACTCATGTACTACATCGAACGCAACCCCATCACCGACGCCATGTTCCTGGAAGGCTCGGTCCCTGAGCCCGCCCCAGCCGAGCCCGCCTGGGTCAGCGGCTCTGCCTACGGCGCCGGGGTAGAGGTGTCCCGGGTCAATATCCACCGCGTGTTTCGCAGCTCTGCGGCAATTCCTGCAGGAACGACCGTGGTGCCCGAGCAGGACCCTACACGCTGGACCGACATGCGCCCCACGCTGCGCCACCGGCCTTTCGGGCCTCACGTACGGGCTGACGGCATGCTGTTCTACAAGCACCAGCCCATTCAAAGCACCACGGAGGACATCAGCTACCGCACGCTCCAGCGGTTCGCCAACGCCGTGGCCATCTTTGGCGCCAGGGGCGCGCGCTGGCGTGTTCGTGTTTACCAGTTCGATGGCGGCCCCCTGGTGGTCGAGCACACCGGCCGCATCAAGTCGGCCGCGCGAGGCTTTTGGGACTATCGGTTCGGACAGCGCACCACCACGGACCGCGTATTGGTCCACGGGCTGCCAATGTTCCCCGCAGGAGTGGTGCACATCACGATTGAGGGCTCTGGCGCTCAGCTGCGTGCCGTCTCACAGATAGAGGTGGGCAAGCTGCGCTACATCCCGGGCGTGGACCTGGACGGGCCACGGAGCGGCGTGGAGTTCGGCCTGATTCGGGCCCCCCGGGTGCTCACCAGCCGCAAGGCCGACGAGAACGGCAGCACCTCGGTGCTGATCTATGGCGCCACCTGCGACATGAGCGGCACGGTCGCACTAAGCAGCAAGAACGAAGACTCGGCGCTGTATCAACTCCTGCGTCTGGTCGGCAAGGGTGTCGCCTTCACCCCAGCACTCGTGCCGGGCTACCAGCAAAGCCTGGTGTTCGGAATCCTCAAAACGGCCCCCATGTCGCGAGACAACTCCCGCCGGTCGTCTTTCCGGTTCGACATCGAAGGGCTTCCCACAGCCACCATCAACGCCTGAAGACCATGCCAATCCCTATTACCCCCATTGAAAGCGGCCCAGCAGTTCCTGAATCTGCGCTGGATGAGCCGATCTTTGACGATCAGCAGGAAGCGTTCTACGCCTGGGAGAAGAACAAACTCGCCCCCGGCGTAAGCGCGCTTGCGCAAGCCACCTATCAAAACGCGGTTGAGGCCGCCGCCGCCTCCACTGCAGCCACTGCGGCATCCGTCTTGACCAACTTTGCGGGCAAGTGGAGCGATCTCTCAGGCGAATTGCTGAAGGGCGCTGGCGTTTTTGACGGGGGCCGCTTCTGGGTGTTGCTGAATGATCTGGCCGATGTGACGCTGAGCCGCCCTGGCGTAACGGCTGATTGGGTAGCGCCGGAAGGCTACTTCAGTCCAGGCGATGTGCTGACCACGGCGCGGCCCGTGGCCGCGCCGCAATGGCTGCTGGCAGACGGCGCGGTGTACTCCAAGGCTGTGTACCCGGCGCTGGGAGCAGTGATGTCGTCTTTTGGACAAGAAGTCACAGAGCCGCCTACGCATGTGCTGCCCGATCCCGCAGAACCGCCTGCAGGCTTGGCCTACGACGTGGCGTTCAGTCCCGATGGCACCTACATGGCGGTGACGCACAACACGGCGCCCTACGTCACCATCTACAAGCGTTCAGGCGATGTGTTCACCAAGCTGCCAAACCCAGCCACACTGCCTGTGGAGGCGGCCTACGGAGCCGCTTTCAGCGCCGATGGCACCTACTTGGCAGTGGCACATGCATTGGCGCCATTTGTGACGGTCTACAAGCGTGCGGGGGATGTGTTCACCAAGTTGGCAGACCCGGCCTCGCTGCCAACGGGCGCGGCCTTGGACGTAGCATTCAGCGCTGATGGCGCCTACCTGGCGGTGGCGCATGGAACCACGCCTTTCGTGACGATCTACAAACGAGCCGGGGATGTGTTCACCAAGCTGGCAAACCCGTCAGTTCTGCCGACCGGGCAGGCCTACGGCGTAGCATTCAGCGCCGACGGCACCTACCTGGCGGTAGCGCACGATGTGACACCCTTCGTGACGATCTACAAGCGCGCGGGGGATGTCTTCACCAAGCTCACCAACCCGTCAACGTTGCCGGTCGGCCAGGCCGCAGGTCTTTCATTCAGCCCCGACGGTACCTACCTGGCGGTGGCGCATGTGACGACCCCTTTCGTCACGATCTACAAGCGCGCGGGTGATGTGTTCACCAAGCTGGCAAACCCGGCCGTGCTTCCTGCAGGCCAGGCCTACGGGGCAGCATTCAGCCCCGATGGCACCTACCTGGCGGTGTTGCACAACACGGCGCCTTTTGTCACGATCTACAAGCGCGCAGCGGATGTGTTCACGAAGGACCCGGACCTTTCTCCGACCCCTGGCACTGCCAGAGGCCTGGCCTACTTCAAGGGCGCCACCAAACTGAACTACTTACTGGGCATCGCAGTGACTGCAACGCCCTACGTCCGTGTCTACCGCGACGCCTACGCCTACGACCCGCGCACCGAGTTCCCTGTGCCCACCATCGCGGCTCCAGCGGGGTTGCCGTTCAAGACCTACATCCGTGCCTGAGGGCTGACCCATGCAAACCATTTACCAGTACGACCTGCAGACCGGTGCCGCTACGGGCGAGACGCGGGAGATCGACGCCTACGAAGGCACCCGCCCTGGCTGGACCCGCCTGGCACCGCCCGAGGTGCCCGAAGGGCAGTACGCCGTGTGGGCCGCAGGCACATGGCGACTGGCCGATGAACTGCCCACCGTGGACCTGGCGCCGCTCAAGGCGGCCAAGAACGAAGAGATCAACGCCGCGCGCCTGGCCGCCAACTTTTCAACCTTCGAGCACGCAGGCAAGCGCATCGCATGCGACCAGCTCAGCCGCTCCGATATCGACGGCACAAACGGCTATGTCGCCCTGCATGGGAGCCTGCCAGCGGGTTGGCCTGGCGGCTGGAAGGCCGTGGACAACTCCTATGTCGTGATCGGCGACGTGGACGCATGGAAAGCGTTCTACGGTTCGATGTTCGCGGCGGGCAATGCCAACTTCGCCCGCGCGCAGGCACTCAAAGCGCTGCTGGCTGCTGCCACCACCGCCGACGAGGTGGCCGCCATCGGATGGAACGTGGAGGTCTAGACCATGCTGCTCGCTTTCTACAAGTCCACCAGGCCCGGCCTGCAGGGCGTCGCCAACCGGGTGATCCGGCTACGCCTGCGGTCCATCTACAGCCACTGCGAGGTGGTGTTTGAACCCCAGGACGGCGTGGGGCACCTGATGCCGGATGGTTCCTACGAGCCAGGCCCTGCAGGAGAGCTGTGGTGCGCATCGAGCGTGGCGGCCGAGGCGCTGCCCGCGCATTCACCGCGCCGGGCGGGCAAGACGGGCGGCGTGCGCTTCAAGCGCATCGCGCTCAACCCAGACCACTGGGACACGCGCCGGGTGGCCTGTAGCCCCAGCGAGGCGGCCCAATGGTTCAAGGCGCATGAGGGCGAGCTGTACGACTGGCAGTTGATCCTGGGCTTTGTGTCCTGGGCCATTCCGCAGAAGGCGCGGCGGTGGACCTGCAGCGAAGCCTGCGCCGCAGCGCTGGCCGTGCCCGAGGGCGATGCCTGGCGGTTTGATCCGGCCAACCTGGAGGCGGCTGCAGGCGCCTGGATGTAAGGAGGCCCAAAGAACAAAAAAGACGGGCGACCTGGTCAAGTGCGGGAACACCTGCCCAGGCCCCGAGAATGCAGAAGTGCCTGCAAGCCCGACGAGGCCCGCCACCCTGTACAGAGTGCCGCGAGTCTATCGGATGTTTCACCCATGGAAACCGGCTTGCAATGAATGAAATCAGATGCGGCTCCTGCCGCCGCAAACTTGGAGAGGGCATCTTCACCGCCCTGTCCATCAAATGCCCCCGCTGCGGGGCGTTGAACCAGTTCCAGAGCGCCCCGAGCGCCTCTTCCCAAGAACGCCCTTCGAGCGTCGAACCTATGAAACGCTCGAATGACCACGCGACAACCTTTCCCGACCTTCACTCCGCCCAGCGCCGAAACGATCCCCAGCGGCGGGCCCAATCCCTCCCTGGCTGAGCGCTATCTCTCGGTGCCGTTCTCGCTGCTAGACGCCCGCACGGGCTGGTGGCGCGACCGCAAAACCGCCTGGCTTGCCACGGGCATCCAGTCCGAGCTGGGCCGCTGCGACCAGCTCCTGTTTGCCACGTCCGCACAGCCGCCCGCTACCTATGCCGCCAAGAACGCCTTCGAGGCCATCCTCGGCCGCAAGGCCACCTGGGCCGAATTCGCCCAGGCCCATCCCGACAAGATCAAGCAGCAGGGCACCAGCGTGTTTGACCCGGTGCTGTGCGAGCTGGTCTACCGCTGGTTCTCGGCACCCGGCCACCTGGTGCTTGATCCCTTTGCTGGCGGGTCGGTGCGTGGCATCGTCGCGGCGGCAACGGGCCGGGCC